AGCATCTATATTACTCTCCAATTCAATAGTAGATTATGTTAAAGCATTATCAACAAATAATCAACATTTATATCCCGAATTACTTAAAGAGAATTTATACACCTTTGGACATTTTAGTCCATCTTAATAAACTTCTTACAGAGCATTTAAAAATTCTACATGTACTCTCTTGCATATCTTTATTCTCTAAGAATATTTAACAGCGGATAATTTATAATCTTCACTTTTATGTTTAGTCATTATTAAATTATTTACACCCTTGAAGGTGTAAAATTGCACAAATATTAATTTTTTTATTGTGTATAATTATGAAACATTAAATACAAGACTATAAGATTAGTGCTGTCAAGTACTATTTACAAAATGATGTTAGTTTAGATGAAGTATGTGATATTTTTGAGAAAAATGCTAAATCTATATCAATATAATGTTCGTGAGTATTATATATGCGATAATATTACACTTCTACTTGTTATATTAATGAAGGAGTTCTATAATTTCATAAAAAATTATATGAAACGCGAGATTAAAAAGAGAAGATTACGATAAGGAAAAATGAAGATACTTATTATATGATTATAAGATATAAGAATTATTTACAATAAATAATGCTATCATATATTCTTGTATATATTTCTTATTTTTAAAAATAAATAGAATATATGTTCTAAAAATGTTCTAAAAATATAAAAATTGATGAGAAAATTAGATAGATTTAATCACCTATCAATCAAATTGATAGAGCCGCGCCTAAAAACCTTAATAAACCTTAGCGAGGTTCTCTCTCTCTGTAACCCAGTGTACACCAGTGTACACCAGTGCATTTTCGCATTCAATAAATGTCCTCAAATTCCCTGATGGATATTATCGGAAAGGAATATTCTCTCGGTGTTAAGATTTTGACAAATAATAATGCTATAACCACAAAGTGTATTAATAATACCTGTGTGATTTTTAATAAAATTACAAAAAAAGAGATAGATAAACACCGCCAAGAATATTATAAGGTTCTTCTTCCTAAAAAGATTGAAAAGACTATTGAGAATAAGATGTTCTCTATCTTAAAGAATCCCGCAAATGTTAATACCTATAACACACCCGAAGAGTATGATGCTGAATTAGCGGTATTGGCATTGCAGATAAATGAAACGAATTATGATAGTATTCTAGCAAAAATGATAGACAATTTTAAAGAAAATCTTAGAGAGTATTATTTGTGTCATAATAGCAAAAATTATATGTTTGGTATTATATTAATGAACGAGTTCTATAATTTCATAAAACATCACATGAAATATGAATTTAAAAAAGAAGATTTTGATGAAGATGATGAAGCATTATATATTTGGTATATTGACGAATGACTTCTATAATTTCATAAACATCATATGAAACATAAATTTACACATTTGGACATTTAAAATGCTAATATTAGTCTTTATTATTTTTTTATTAGCATTTTTATAATCTTCCTTTGAATAATCATACTTATCTGCATTTATTAATTTACATTTTTCTATAAATAATTCGGTCATTATAATCTAATAAGATTGTTATTCATGTAATTATATTAAATTATATTGTATATATTGTATTTATCTGTGATGTATTTAAAGTTATTACAAAAAGAAAAGATAATAGATGTGCAATACCTGAAAAAGATTATAGCGATTTGCTAAAGAACCTTTATAAGTTTATATAATGAACATTATATAACTACCATTTATGATAATGAAATAATCTATTATGATAAATTAAGTTATATATTAGCATACGAAGCAATTGATATTGAGAAAAATATAAATAATAACATACAAGAACATTTTATTACACATCTTAATCAAATTGTTAATCATTCCTTGAATTTACAAGAGCAAAAAGAAGATTAGAAATTAAGAACGCCGTTCAAAACATGTTAAATATTATAAAGAGTATATTTACAATAGGAAGAAGACCGGACATATTTACGAGAATTCATACATAGTACATGCTATGTAATAACCAAATTTTTACTATTTTTAGATATTTTTTTGGTGTTAAATCGGCATTTTTAAATGTCCAAAGGTGTAAAATATAAAAAATTGATTAATATTATTTTTATTTTAATTAATACACAAAATAATGTTTATTAAAATTATCGCTCTTATTTGCACATATATTATGAATATAGTAGTTGTAAGTTCATATAAAATTACTTTTCCAACTTTGAAAAGAAATTATGCAGTTATTACAAACGTAAACATTAATAATATTAATGATTATGAAAGAACTGAGTTTGTTAAGTTATTTAATTCAGTACCATTAATTATGTTTAAAAATCAAAAGATTAATCCAATTGAATATTATGAGTTTTGTAAGTTATTTGATGATAAACATACCAACGATGTTATTCACCCATTTGAATATTCTAAAGTAGATATCGTACCACAAATAGCACTAAGAGGAAATTGTTATATTAAGGATCTTCATGGTATTAAGGATATATATCTTAAATATAGCGATCCTTTTAAAAATACTCTTGTATGGCATCAGGATATTGTAGGACAAGGAACTTATCTGCCCCCGGTCGTTTCAAGTATGTATATGATCAAGTCTCCTTTAAAGGGTGGTAATACACTATTTGCCAGTTTAGAAGATGCTTATGATAGTGTTGATACAAATATTAAAGATAAGATTTCTGATATGAAGGTAATTTATTCAAATACTAAATCGGGTATGATGAATTCTTATTTTGATTATACAGGATATAACAGGGTTAAATCAAACGAATTAATTATACAAAAAGAAGAAAGTATTATTACAAAAGAACCGCTTGTAGTTTATTCTAATTCTAATCGTAATAGAAAGGCGCTTATGCTTTCGCCTTTTAGATTTGTAAAATTTGATAAAATGTCTTGTAGTGATAGTTTTGATTTATATAGAGAGTTAATGTCAAAAAATATTGTAAATAAGGACAATATCGTTGATGTAAAATGGGAAAATAACGATCTGCTAATATTTAACAATAGGAAACTTATTCATACTTCAACTCCTACACTGGAATATAAGGATTGTGATAGATTATATTACAGTTGCTTTCTAGGAACAAAATATCCAATTGTTCCAGTTTAGATATATATTTGCTCAACTAAATTACTATATATTTTAGATGATATAATTTCGCTACATATATCCGCTATACTTTTATATTCTATATCAATACATATTATATTTTTATTATTTTTAACAGCGTCATTATATTTTTCCTCGTGTAGTTCGTGTATTCTTTTTATATATTCTAATTTAATGTTTTTTTCCGAATCTCTTCCTCTTTTTTTAATTCTATTAAAACATAGTTCTGGATTAGAACGCAAATATATAAGTCCTTCGGGTTCCCATAATTTATCTGTTCTTTTATGAAGTGTTAGCATATTCTTATATTCTTCTGCACTAATTGTCTTATCCTCAAATGCTTTTTCTACAAAAACATTTTTAATAAAGTAAGGACTCCTTTCCATTAATATTATAGTATTTGATTTCTCTTGTATCCAACATCTATCCATCCATACTTTAATTTGAAAATTATAAGTACTATTTTGTGTATTATATATGGTTTTGAGATATTCGTTCCAACTTTCTACAGGTTCTATATCAATAGCGGTCTTATAATTTTTATGAAAATAATTTAATATGCTTGTTTTATATGATCCAATATTACCATCTAGTGTAATTATAGGCATTTTAATAATTATATTCACATATTTTTATATATCATTTTTTCATAATGTTGCCTTTATATATTACTTTTTTAACAATATTATAATTTATAGTATCTCCTCTGCTTTTCTTAATATTATCAGTAACATCGTTTAATACATCATTGAATTTACGCATAATTACATCAAGAGAACTACTATTTATTTTTACATTAAAATGTTTAAATACTTGTCTTACCTTCATTTTAATTATTCTATTTAATTTGTTACATACTACTTTACCGCCTGACATTAATCCTAATTCTGGTCTCGCTATATTGTTATTGAAATCAATATTCATTATATCTGTACCTTCATTTTCTATTTTATATCTGCGTGTTTCATCAACACCGAAAAATTGCGCAGTATTAAATGCACCTCCCTTCATTTTATTTTTTTGCTTTGTCTTGCAATATTTATCAATATAATGTAAAATAAATTTTACGTGCTCGTTCATTATTTTTTTGATGCCAATTTTTAAACATAATAGAGATGCTAGAGCTGTTATGTTGAAAATTAATCTTTCTATATATTCGCTCAATAAACTTTTTATTTTTTGCTCTTCTTTGACTTTTTTTTCACTTTTGATAATTTTTAATAATTCTTGCGAACAAATCTTAATATCTTTACAATCTACCATAAAATACTATTTGCTACTATTATATAAAATGAAAATAATTATATATATTAAGAAGAATGGAATATTTAGAATTAGACGAAAAGAATCCTATATTAAATAGAATGAATTTTTTAAATGGTCGCGTAGATGCTATATCAAATAACAATAATTTAAATATTGAAAAAGCAAATATTAAGGCAAGCGAACATCAAGGAAATATTATTTCTCGTAATTTAGATTCAACTGATGTATCAAAAATTTTTTTTTCAGTAGACAATATAAATATTTTACAAAGAGGAATTAGAAATAAAATATTAAATATGACAAATGGGAAAATAAATATTTCGAGACAAAGCGACGATGAATTAAAAATAATAATGCGTTCTATTTATTTTCAATATGGAAAAAATAATAATACTAATATAAGGGGTCAAATATTAGAATTAAATACTCGTGTAATTGAATGGAGTGTTCCAGAAATAATATCTAATTATAAACAATCGCAACATTATTTAAAAGATATAAGTACATTACCAGAACCATTAGATAGGTCTATATTGCCTTCAAAAAAAGGTACAAAAACACTTAATGTAACGAATATGTATTAAATTAAAATTAAATAATATAATATTATAGAAGTATAGAAAAAAAGAATGGGAAATGGTTATAGTGTATCGGCATTTGATTATAATAAAGAAGATATTGGAATAGACCCTGATACAGATAGAAAATTCGTCCCAAATGAAAAAGAATTGGAGTTATTCAAAAAAGAGAAAATGAATCTATATAAAGGGACTTGGACAGTATGTTTTGTATATGGTATATCAGCATTTATATTATTAGTCATAGTATTATTTACGGATATGGGTAGAAATTATATTTATAATAAATATTTTCCCGCTGTAATGACATATGTTATCGGTGCAATAATTATAATTATATATTTAATATATTCTATTTTTAATATTAAACCTCGCAAATTAGGTAAGGCAGAAAATAAACTAAATAATTGCCCAGATTATTGGTCTTATGTAAGAGAGGATAGACAGAAAACAGAAGATTTAGTATTAAATATTAGAGATAATAATAATACTACAACAATTATAAATGATATTGACCAAGAAAATAAAATAAAGAGGGGTGCGGAAAACAAACAATATATATTAAACAAAAAGGATGATGTTAAAATAGATGTTGGAACATCTAATTTATTTATAGATTTTAAATGCAAAGCGGATGAACAGATATACGGATCAGTTGATGATCAAAAAATAATGAAAGAATCTTTACATGGTAATAACTTATATAAAACGGCATATCGTAAATCTGATACTACCAAACCAAGTTATTTAATAAAGGATTTACAGGCATTATCAGATACTGACTCAGAAATTGATACTAAACTTAAAAAATATGCGCAAGTATCTGGTGCATATAAAAATAAGTTTAGTACAAGAGATCATTTATTTAGTAATTCGTTAAGTCCCGAAGGTAACATAACAAACACTTTTTATAACCAAGTTCCTTTGATTTGTAATGAAGTATATCCAAATATTTTATCTAAACTAGAAAAAGAAGGGAGCAATGATGTTAGATGCGAATATGCAAAAAAATGTAATATATCTTGGAGTGATATAGATTGCTATAAGAATAAGGACGTTAAACTTAATATTATATAGATAGTTGTTTACATATTCA